AGACGCCCCCCGCAAAGGCGCCCGCTGGTGACTCGCCGATGCCTGCGGAGAGGCCGACCGCAACACCACCCCTCTCGCAGACAGGAATCACCATGCTCACAGCAGTCCGGGAGCAGAGGAAGGCCCTCAAGGCCAGCCTCGAAGCCCTCAACAAGGCCGCCGTCGACGACAAGGGCGAAGCCCGCGCCATGACCGACGCCGAGAACACCGAGTTCGACGCCGGGATCGCACGCCTCAAGGCACTCGACGAGCGCATCGGCGAACTGGAAGAGATCGAGAAGCGTGAAGCGGCCGCGGCCGCCCACCGGGTAGAGACCGGGACCGTCCCGGTCGGTGATGGCGTCACCCACGAACCGAACCCGGTCTACCGTCGTGACTCCGTCGGGGCGTCGTTCTTCCGCGACATGGCGACCATGCAGCTCAACATGCCCGGTCTGACCGAAGCTCGCGCCCGACTGACTGCATCGCAGGAGACCCGCGTCGGTGACATGACGACCGTCGCTGGTGCTGGTGGACAGTTCGCCCCGCCCCTGTGGCTGGTCGACGAGTTCGTTGCCCTGTCACGTCCGGCCCGTGTCGGTGCGGACCTCTGCACCGGACGCGTACTGCCTTCCGGTGTGTCTTCGGTCAACCTGCCGAAGATCAGCGGCGGTGCCACCGTCGCTGTCCAGGCGTTGCAGAACACCGCCATCAGCGACACTCCGATGACGACCACGTCGGTCTCCTCGGGCATCACGACCCTGGCTGGCAAGCAGATCATCAGCATGCAGCTGCTCCAGCAGTCCGGGATCCCTTTCGACGAGGTCATCTTGTCCGACCTGGCCCTCGCTTACGCGGGCGCCTTGGATGTGCAGGTCATCTCTGGTTCGGGTGCTGCCGGTCAGCTCCGTGGCCTGCTCAACGGTGCCGGTGTCGGCGCGACCACGTTCACCACGGTGTCCCCTGCCGTGGTGAGCGCGACTGCGGCGAACTCGTTCTATAACAAGATCATCGCGGCCATCAACGCCGTGTATGTCGGGCGCTTCCTGCCTCCGACCGCGATCTTGATGCACCCGCAGCGGTGGAACTGGGTCCTGGAGGCTCTTGACTCTCAGGTCCGTCCGCTCGTCGTCCCGAACGGCCCAGCGTTCAACGCGATCGGCACCACGGTCGGCCCTGTCGCTCAGGGTGCTACCGGTTCGCTGCTCGGCCTTCCGGTGTATGTGGACCCGAACATCCCGGTCAACCTGGGTGCCGGCGTCAACGAGGACCGTGTATTCGTGTTCCGCAAGGAGGACGTCTACCTCTGGGAGAGCGCCGTGCAGTCGACGTCGTTCGACGCAACGTATGCGGACCAGGCGTCGATTCTGTTCCGGGTATTGGGGTATGCGGCCATGATTTCCGACCGGTTCGGCCCCTCGGTCAACGTCATCGCCGGAACCGGCGTCATCAGCCCGGTCCTGTAGCCCGCCGACGGATGGCCCCAAAGGGAAATCGGGGCCATCCGTCTCGGCACAAAACACGCACCTATGAAGGAGTGTCATGGCATTCGAGAACACGGCCGTCGTCCCATCAGCGGCCAGAACCGCGTCAGGCAACAGCGGCGCACTCACGGTTAACGGGACGAACCTCTGTCTCGGTGTCAATGTCACTGCCTTCGCCGGCACCACGCCTTCGATGGCGTTGACCGTGGAGTGGTCTTTCGATGGGGTCAACTTTGGCACGGGTGAGACTGCGGTGAGCTTTGCTGCGATCACGGGCGCGAAGATCACGACACAGCGGTTCCCGGCACAGGCCCCCTACTACCGGCTGGTGTGGGCGCTCACCGGTACCACACCCTCATTCACCTTCACCGCGAACGCTTGGAGCATCTGATGGGCAACGCCGAAGAGTCGTATATCGAGGGTCTGCGCTATGAGCTTGCTGGCGCCGTGCGGCGCGGTGACAAGGATCACGAGAAGGCAGTAAAAGCCGAGCTAGACCGTGTGTCCGGCAAGAAGGTCGAGAAGGCTGTCCCGCCGAAGGCCACGGAGTCCCGCGAGTCCTGACCGAGCGCGACAACTGAACAGAGCGGAGTGAAATGGCGATCGACGTCGGCGATGTATATCAGCTGACCTTCGCTGTCACCGACGCCACGGGCGCACCGGCGAACGCGACGGCCTGCACGGTGACCGTGACCCTGCCCGACCTGACGACCGTGACTCCTGCCGTGTCGAACACCGTGGTTGGCACCTACACGGCGAGCTACCCGACGACACTGGCGGGCCGCCACACGGTCCATTGGGTCGCCACCGGTACCAATGCCAGCGTCTTCGACGATGATTTCGACGTCATGGTCCCGGGCCGGATGCTCATCAGTCTTGCGGAGGCCAAGGCGGGACTTGGCGTCACCGGAACGGCCAAGGACGAGGACATCCGCGCCGTCATCACCGCTGCGACCCCGATCATGGAAGACATCTGCGGCCCTCTCCTGCGGACGACGCGGGTCGAGTCCTACGACGGCGGCGCCTCGCAGATCAACCTCCTGTGGTCCCCGATCATCAGCGTCACGGGCATCATCGAGACCTACGGCAGTAACTACACGCGGGCGCTGACACAGCAGGACATTTTCTCCGGCAGCGGCCTCGACGCGTTCGGGTTCACCGTGGATCTGGTCACTGGCATCGTGACCCGCCGTGCGGTGGGGACGGCGGTGAGTTTCGCCAGCGGGAAACGCAACATCCAGATCACCTACGTGTCAGGGCGCGCGGCGATCAGCGGCAACATCCTCCTGGCGACACGCCGGCTGATCCGCCACCTGTGGAGCCAGGAACAGCAGTCGTTCCGCCCGAACGTGTTCACCGCCCCTGACCCGAACATGACCACAACCCCCGCGGGCTTCGCCGTTCCCCGCGCCGTGGTCGAACTGTGCGCGGACTCCACTCGAGCACCCGGCCTCGCCTGATGGCTACCCAATGGCCGCTCATCGTGGCCCGACTGCTCGCCTTACTACCCACGCTGCCCGGATGGTCCGGGGTGACCGTCATCGACGGCCCGCTCGTCTCCGCTGACGTCCCCGCCGACTACGTGACGGTCGGCTACGTCGCCGACGACCAGGCGGGCACCTACAACACCACCCAGGACCCGAACGGCTTCCAGTACATCGAGGTCGGCACGGTTCGCAGCCAACTCAACTGTGTCACCGGCGACACCGACCTGGCCGGGATGCGGGCCCGCGCGTTCTCGCTCATGGATGCGCTTGATGCCGCGGTGCGTGCGGACCGTCGGCTTGGTGTCCTGTCCCCCGCCGGCACCTCAGAGCTCGAGGTCGAAGTCCTGTCGCTGCAGAACGCGAACGGCACCGCTCAGTCGCTCGTGTTCACCCTGCTTTACCAAACGGTTACCTGAGAGAGGAACCCGCATGTCGGATGTTGAGGACTTCGCTGCCGCACAGGCAGCCGAGTACGCGGCCTACGTGGCCACCGAGACGATCCTCGTCGACGGCTCCCGGGCCTACAACGTGGGCGACCCGGTGCCTGCGAGCAACGTCGAACGTCACGACTACCTCGCGCTGGGCGTGGTCCGCAAGGCCAGCGACCCGGCTCCCGAACTGGCGGCACCCGAGCCGCCGCCTGCCCTCCAGGGCGAACCCGTCGTCATCGACGCCACCACCACCACCTAGAAGGGCTGACCTGTCATGGCTAACTCCGCACTCGCGCTGCCGGCGCTGCTCACTGATCCCGGGTTCCTGTACTGGGCGCCGTTGGGAACCGCGCTGCCAACTCCCGTCTCGACTGCGTCTGCGTTCTCCGACGCGTGGCCGGTGGCGTGGATCCCGCTAGGTATGACGGTCGGCGGGACGGATTTCGATCCGAACACGACCGTCAGCCCGATCGTCGCCGCCGAGGAAATCGACCCCATCGCCTATCGGACCACGGCGCGCACCGGCACGTTGACGTTCGAGCTGCTCTCGGTGACGGCGACCAACCTCGGCCGCGCGTTCAACGGCGCGACCCTGGCCGTGACCGGTTCAACCGTGTCCACGATCACCCGGCTGGATCCGCCTGCGATCGGAACCGAGGTCCGCGCCATGATCGGCCTCGAATCCCTGGACTCGACGTTCCGTTTCGTCGCCTATCAGGTGTTCAACAGCGGCAGCGTGAAGATGTCGTTCAACAAGGCCCCTGCTACCACGTCAATCCCGTGGACGGGCATGCTGGAGAAGCCCGCTTCGACGCAGCCGTGGTCCATGTGGTTCGCTGGCGTGGCGCGCGCCTGATGGCATCCGTCGAGTTCTTCGGCGAGCAGTTCGGCCTCAACGAGGGCATGGACGAGTTCGCCCTCATGGAGTTCGCGGAGGCCGCCGAAGGTGGCGTCGAGCAGAACGCGATGGCGGCGATGGCGGCGATGCTGCGTCTCATCAAAACCTGCATCGTGCAGGCCGACCTGCCGCGTTTCCTCGCGTCGGCGCGCAAGAACCGGCCGTCCTCTGATGATCTGATCGCCGTGCTCGATGCGGCCGCACATCAGGTGACGGAACGCCCTACTTCGCTGCCCGCCGACTCCTCGGCTGGGCAAACGATCACCGTCCCGAGTGTCGAGTCGAGCTCCGCAGACAAGGGTTTGGATCGGCTACGTGGCCGACCCGATCTGCAGTTGGCGGTGCTGCACACGCGGAGCGCGTAACCCTCCTCGACCTGTGCGACACCGCGTATGTCCTGCTGATCGAGCAGCTCGAGCGGCGGACCCTCACCGAGCGTCAGGTCACGGCTGTGCTGCGCGCGGCCAATGCCGACGTTGAAGAACCGGACTGCGACGAGGCCCGTGCCCGGTTCGATGCGGCGCTGGTCGCTGCGCCTGTCCCTGAGTCACCGAATGCACGACTGCTGCGGGAATTGGGGGTGGGGTGAATGACTGTTGTCGCTGGTAGGGGGTCGGCTGAGCTCGCCGCGTTGGCGGTGCGGTTGAAGGTCGCCGGTGACAAGGGCCTGCGCGTCGAACTGCTGCGCGGGTTGAAGAAGGGCGCTGATCCGCTGGTGAAGGCCGTCGCTGAGGCCGCGCGGGCCCAGTTGCCCAAGCGGGGCGCGCATAACTCCGTCAATAGCGGACTGAATGAGCAGGTGGCCGGCCAGAAGGTCAAGGTCCAGGTCCGCACGGGTGCCCGCACTGCGGGTGTGCGCCTGTACACGACCGCCCCGGACACGTCGCAGACCGATGCAGGGTACGTTCGGCACCCCGTGTTCGGGAACCGCAAGGTGTGGGTACGCCAGGAGATCCCGTCCGCTAGGGGCTGGTGGTCTGTGACGCTCGCGCATGGAGCCCCTGACGTGCAGCCGGAACTGACGGCCGCGATGGAACGTGTCGCAGCCCAGATTCAGGTGCTCTGATGGCCGGACCTCTAGCTCTTGTGTGGGACTTAATCGCACACGACCAGGCGTCGGCAACATTCCGTCGGGTTGGCGCGTCGGCCGGTGCGGCCGGCGTCGAGACGGAGGCGATGGGCGGCAAGTTCGCCAAGGCCGGCGCCGTCGTCGCCACTGGCGCCGCCGTTGCTGCGGTTGCTGCCGTGGCTGTCGGTGTCGCGGCTACGAAGATGGCCGCAGACTTCCAGAGCGCAACCACGCTGCTGGTCACGGGTGCGGGTGAGTCTGAGAAGTCGATCGGGCTGGTCCGTGATGGTCTGCTCGCGATGGCCCCGGCTGTCGGTATGGGGCCGGAGGCGCTGGCCACGGCCATGTTCCAGGTGGAGTCCGCGGGCTTCCACGGTGCCGCTGGCTTGACCGTGATGAAGGCTGCGGCTGAGGGCGCGAAGATCGGCGGCGCTGACGCCACGGTCGTCGCCAACGGCCTCACGACCGCGCTGACCGACTACCACCTACCCGCGAACCGAGCCGCTGAGGTCACCTCGAAGCTGGTGGCGACTGTCGCTGCCGGTAAGACGACGATGGGTGACCTGTCCGCGTCGCTGTCCACGATCCTGCCGTTCGCGAGTTCGTTCGGTGTCAGCCTGAACGACGTCGCGGGTGCGATGGCGACGATGACCGGTGAGGGCATCGACGCGGCCACGGCCTCGACGATGCTCAAGTTCACGATGATGTCGATGGCGAACGAGACCCCCAAGGGCCTTACGGCGCTGAAGTCCATCGGCATGTCCGCTCAGCAGCTCAAGGACGACCTGTCCAAGAAGGGCGTCGGTGGGGCGCTGCAGGACGTCACTGACGCGATCGGCAAGAAGTTCCCGGCCGGGTCTGTGGCCGCGACCCACGCGCTCGCTGCGATCGTCGGCGGCACCCGCGGCATGGGCTCCGCGCTGGCTCTGACCGGTACGCACGCCGCGACCCTGACCGCGAACATCAAGTCCATCAGCGGAGCCACCACCGAGGCTGACGGTGGGGTGAAGGGTTGGGCGCTGACCCAGAAAGATCTCAACTTCCAGTTCGACCGGGCAAAGTCGCTGATCTCTTCGATCGCGATCACCATCGGCGACAAACTGATCCCGTATGTGACGGCTGCCGTGGCGGGATTCAACAACTTCGTCGCTGCCGTGCAGAAGAGTTTCTCCGGGGGTGGCATCTCGAAGGTATTCACCGACTTCGGGGCCAAGATCAGCGCGGAGCTGCCTATCATCGCGGCGAAACTGGCCGCGTGGGGTAAGGCG